AATAAAAACACTGTTTACTTGTATGCGGGTGAGGATTCGCACCTCACATGGCACACTTTCGCTTAGTTATCGAGTTTCTTCCACCCTACTCTCACTTCGCCACAGGAAATTGTGTACCTTCCCATCATCATCAGTGTCTACCTATTCCACCACCGCATACTATTATTCATTACTCAATATAAGGCAACTCCATTACAATATCTCTTGGAACGTCATTCTTCCAAACATAATTATTCTTTAAGATATAATTGTTATATGTAGCGGCGGTTCTGTTCGCACGCATTTTCGCTTGCGCAGCCCAACTGCGTTCCTCTTTATCTTCGCTATCAACATATTGCTCATAACTTAGTTTATCAGCTTCATATGTTGCAATCATGGAGCGGCAGGTGTCCTCAACTGTCTTTTTCGTATCATAATTTGTGTTATCATCAGCTACCTGCACTGAATGAAACCAGTTATTCCATAATGTTTTACCTGCCGGAGTTACATTAAAGAACAGCGGAAGTCCGATAAAAATAATGACTAACAGGGCGGCGATAACTCCGATCTTAAATTTACTCATTTTTATCCTCCGTAACGTTAAGCACAGGTTCATCTACTTCGAACGGGATGTCACTGAACAGGAAATCACCAGTCCATTCAATATATTTGCCATCAGTAGTAAAGAAGAAAATACCGCTTACATTTTCGCCGTAACAGCCGTCAATACCTGCGATCTCAACATTATCATAAAAACATTCACTTGAACCATTATGGAGGTGCTGCGGATATTGCGCGGGAAAAAGATAGCTGTTCAGACTTGATACCTTGCCATCAACTACAAATCTACCAACCGTTGCGCCATTTTCAGCGAAAAGTACGATATATCCAAGTGGACGTTCAACCGAACAAGGTAATGACATAGCCTTTTCTCTTTGCCCATTCACCCAATATGCTCTCTTAATTACGTTATAACGTTCAAGAGAATAATTGAGATCAGTTGGTGCGGGCTGACTATCTACGATCTGCCCGGAACTCTCCATAGCGGTCTTGGTGTTTTTAGATTCTGAGTTCTCACCGCATCCAGTCAAAATCAAACACATAGATACCATTACAACAGCTAATACAATGCAAATAAACTTTCTCATTAAAAATCTCCTTCTTGTTCTTGATTGTGATAGTCAAAATTTTCGTCATCAATATATGATTCGGAATCAAAATCGCAATCATCATCTTTAGCTTTCAACTGTGCATCAGCAGAAGCCGCACAATTACAAATAGCCATAATTGAAACACCGATAAAGCCACCAATAAGTAGCCCGATAAAGAATCCGACCATTAATTATCACTCCCTCTGGCGGCGCTAATGATATATCTCAAAACTATCACGATCAGCCAAACGCCAGTTGCAATTAAAAGATTGAATTGAAATCCGAAACATAGCGAAAGTAGATATACGATGCCGACCATCGCGCCCCATGAAACGCCAAGAATCAATGCAATTAACATTAGAGCGACAACAATACTCACGCCGCCACTAACTAACTTTTTGATAACTTTCAATTAAGTTTTTCACTCCTTTTCAAAATAATGTGCTAACATCGGTCTAAGAATAGCATTTAAAATCTTATTCCCTAACCGTGTGTCGTAGACAATTAAATTTGTTCTCTTGCCCTTACTGGCGGCGATTACGACTTGAACATCTACCCTGCTTCCATTATTGAAACGCACTGATCTGTTATCAATCAAGGAAATCTGCGCCGCATCCACATAATTAAGGACAAGATTAAACACTTTTTCAGCATCTTCGTTTGATTTCACGCAAATCGTTGATGTGAAATCTCCAAATAATTCAGCGACTTCTACTGCATATCTCACAGCAGGTCGTGTTAAAGGAATAATATTCGCTTCCATTGGCTCTCCTTTGTTGCGAAAACTTTCAGAATAGTAATTAATTATTAATGATTAGGCGGTTGCCCGCCCTTTGATATATATATTATCACACTTTTTTAAAAATGTCAAGTTATTTTATTGAAATTTTTCAGTGAAGTTTTTAATCGGAATTATCCATGAACATTTTAATGTAATCATATTCGCTTATGATCTCTGTCCCGAACTTTTTTGCCGATTTGTTTTTTGAACTATTTGATTCTTTATCGTTATTAATGAGATAAGTTGTTTTCGCCGTTACAGAGGACATAACTTTACCTCCGCAGCTTTCAATATGTGAAACTAAATCTGCGCGATTTTTGAAGTGATTCAGTTTACCAGTAATACAGAATGTTTTACCTTGTAACGAATTATCTATATTATTCGTACTTTCTATTTGAATATTAAGCTCTAAATCTAATTTGTGTAATTCATCATAATTCTCTATAATATATTTATTAATATCATTACTTATAGTTTCACCGATTGTGGGCAAATTAGACCAATTATATTTAAGATCAGCTCTTGTGAATAAAAAATCAAATGAAGAAAAATAAAAAGATTGTTGTTTACGATAGTTTTTTTCGCAATATTGCGCGAGAATTTTTGCCGTAGATTTGCCAACTCCCGGAATACCGATAGCCGTTATTACGTTAGCTAATTTGCACTGGCGACTATTCTCAATAGATACCAAAAGATTATGTAGGATTCTTTTGCCAAATCCATCTTCATTCACTAATTTATCAAGATCAGGTCTTTCATTAAGATTATATAAACCTGCAAATTCGTTGATATATCCCATGCGTATCAGCGTACTCAATCTCGATTCCGACAATCCGTTAATATTCATGCCTTGTCTTGACACAAAGTTATTGAATTTATCAAGCAATCGGGCGAAACATTCGCCGTTCTCACATACAAGTGTTTTGCGCCCGTTATCATTTTTGATAACAAGTTTTGAACCGCATGAGGGACAAACATCGGGGATTTTATAAGTATTACTGCGTGTTAAATTCTGCGTAATTAGTGGGATGATCTGGTTGGCTTTGATTACGGTAATTGTGTCGCCAATTCCTAACTGTAAATCTTCAATTACGCTTACATTATTTAATGTGGCGCGAGAAACAGTAGTACCATCAATTTCAATCGGGTCAAAAATCGCAACCGGATTCACTAATCCGCTTCTGCTCGTAGACCATTCAATATCACGCAACACCGTTTGATTATCGTCTTGATAGAATTTGAAAGCCATAGAATGTTTCGGGTGATGTCCTGTCGAACCAAGAGATTCACAATAATCTAAATTATAAAACATACCAACAATACCATCAATAGGATATCCAATTTTCTCATATAAGTCCTTAATCTTTGATATTGCACCTTCATCAGAATGTCGATCAAATACTTCGATATAATGTACAATCTCAAATCCTAATTTCTTTAGTCGATCTAATCTTTCAACATTGGAATTGATAGTTTCATCAATATAATACAATTTCCATGCGACAAATTTCACGTTACGAGTTGAAACTAATTTGTTGTCCAACTGTCGCACAGTACCACTTACAAGGTTGCGTGGATGTTTATAATTTGCATTTTCACGTTCATTGATTTTTTCTAAATCTTCATAACTGATAATACATTCACCATCAACGATTAATTTGCCTTTATACTCAATATGGATAGGTATATTAGAAATAACACGAATATTATGAGTGATATCCTCGCCAATTTCACCATCTCCGCGTGTTTCAGCTCTAATCAATTCGCCGTTTTCATATAATAAAGTGCAAGTTAATCCATCCATTTTTGGCATTAAATAATGCGGCTTACCATCAAAAAATGAAACGAATTTATCTAAATCAGTAGTTTTATCAAGCGAAAGTAACGGATGATTATGTGTAACTTTATTTAATCCATCGACAACAGTATATCCAACAGTCTGAGTCGGAGAATTAGCATAGACAAGCCCATATTCTGTTTCTAATTCTTTCAATGTGTCAAACAAAGAATCATATTCCTGATCTGTAATGGGCGAAGTATCATGATTATAATAAGCATCACGACATTGATTTAAATAATCAACCAACATCTTTATAGAATTTTTGTCAAATTTAGGTTTCACAATCTAATTCCTTTCATTAAGTGGTGTAATACGATGACTTCACCGTTAATGGTAAATCTTTACTTAGAACCAATTTTTCAATGTAATCATTTTTGCAAAGACTTGCGCCCGCTTTTGTCATGCTTGGGAAACAGCTCATTTGCGGTTCAGATTTCGCCACCCAATACTGTTTACCGCATGATGAACAAGTTTCTTCAGAATATTCAGTATCTTCAACCTCGTTGAAAAGATAAAAGTGTTGCCATGTTAAATTATATGTATTTTCATGTTTGCAATTCGGACATCTCCAATAACTGAACCTATCAAACATACTCATTTGCATTAGCTCCTTTATTACCTACCATAAGTCGGCAAATAATTAGCGCAAGGAAATACAATGCAGCTCCAACGGCTATCACGATCTGATAATTATTATTTGTTGCACCAAGAATGATCTCAGAAGTATTATTACCTGTTAATCCGGCAACCGCCCACGCAGATAACGCTAAACCATGAATTTGACTAATTTGTTTCATTCCAAAACGTTCGGATAATAGCGCAGGAAGTGTCGAAAAACCGCCGCCATATCCTGCGTTAATAATAAATAAGAATCCGATAATAATGATTGCAAGAATTAATGATGTTGCGCCGGACACAGCATTTGTAACTAAAGCAATTACAGAAGCGCAAATACAACTCAAAAAGATAATATTATAAACTGTATTTCTTTCCTTTAATTTATCAGAAATCGTTGAATATCCAATTCTACCTAAAGCATTAAATCCCGCAGTAAATGATGGAATAATGCTTACAAGAAGCGGCAGACTTGCACTTGCGGCGAACGCTACGTTCAAAATCTGTTTCTCATAACTAATTATCATTAAGCCACAATGAATATTCAAATAGAACATCAGCCAAATACCGATAAATTGAGGATTCTTGAACATCGTCATCGGACTGAAATCACTTTTTTCTGTTGATTCAACCCAACCGTCTGGCTTCTTTAGCAGAATATGTCCGATCATCATAATTACGAAATATACTGCGCCCAAAATATAGAACATCGGCGCAATTCCAACAGAATTTTGTAACCAGTCCATAATAGGTGTTGCAATAGCTTTTGCGAGTCCAAAGCCCATAATTGAAATTCCGGTTGCCAATCCTTTGTTTTCACTAAACCAAAGCATCAGCGTCTTAACAGGCGTTAGATAGCCAATACCAAGACCGATTCCCATAATTACGCCATAACTGATATAAATTCCGATCAGCGCCGCCCAACCAGTCAAAAATTGAATGGATAAACCAGTACCGATCATTCCTGTCGTGAAAGCAATACATGACAACAGAGATGATTTATGAATATCTTTTTCTACGAATTTACCTGCGAAAGCTGCGGACATTCCCAAAAAGAAAATAGCTAATGAAAACGCCCAACCAACTTCAAATGTATTCATGCCGATCTGATCTGCGATAGCTTGCTTAAATGTTGACCAACAATAGACTGTTCCCACAGAAATATGTATTAACAATGCGGGAATTGCCGCTCTAATCCATTTATTGTTCATATATCATTTTTACCTTTCGTCATAATTATTTTAAATTCCAAGTAATAATTATTTCATCCCTACCTTCATCCATTTTAACTTTATAACCTAAATCAGAATAATATTTTTCTAATTTTTCATAAAGCATAAAATCTTTTTCGAAACGATAATAATTCAAATGAAATGATAAATATGTATATCTTAATTTTGCCAACCTTTTGATTTCTGAATTGATACTTTTAATAATTTGTTTAAACTTTTTATTCATACTCTTTTGAGTAATCATATTCATTTCTTTAGCGTTAATCATTGATACATTGATTCTCCTATTTTAGAATAATTAATCTATTCCACACAAAAATGGAGGGTTGTCATTTCTCCACCAACCGATAGAAATTGCGCCAGTTACAGAATTTTTCAAAATTTCAACAGTACAATCTTCAATAACTTCTACAATATCATAAATGTTTGTATCTACTGTGAATTTCTCAGTTTCATCATCATTGTTTCGAGCAAGAATCAATAGATTTGTACAAATAACATTATCATCGAAATAATCAGGATATGTTTTGCTACCGTTTAAAATATTCTTATATTTATAACAAATACCCTTGTGGCAACATTGTTCACATAATTGTTTGTTCATCATATCAAATATTTAACTCGCTTTCACCATCAGCTTCGATAAATCCAAAATCTCCAAATGCTTTTAAAACTTTATAATAGCACCACATATTCGGAGCATACCATCGACTGTCAAAGATTTGACTATCATCGCCTGTATAATGTTTCAAAATAGCGGCGGCAACCGCTGAAGATCGAGAAATCCCTGCGTCACAATGAACAATAATTAAGTAATTCGAATATTTCTCTACAAAATCTACGATCTGTTTAGCTTGTTCATCAGACATAAGATCGTTCGCTTTTGCGATTCTGCCATATACATCTTTATCATTTGGGCAATCTGCGTCTAAGAAAGATAACCGAAGAATATCAACAACATTATTATCTTTACTCATATAAGGTTCGGTTTCATATTTACCATAAGTTGTTGAAATAGAAATAATCACGGATTGTGCTAAATGTTTGAATCCGCAAAATTCAACCGCAGCATTTCTGCTCATTACCTTTATTGTCATTAAATCACCGCCTGTTAATTATCAATAATTTAGGAGATAAATCCCTTTTCTTTTAAAGTCTTGTTAGCCATACTGTCCGCAATTTCTTTGACTGCGCTCAAAGGAATGTTCGCATCTACTGAAAAGACAAGTAACAATCTGTGCTTATCCGGTTGCAGCTTATATACGGCTTTTTCGATTAATGTATAACCAATCTCAATATTATAAACCCTTTTGCCTGTATCAAGATCATATCCAAATTGATATTCAATACAAACATTGGAATCAATTTTAACATTTACATCTTCGCTATCAGTTTCAACAATATAATAATTGCCATAGCCTCTAATATCTTGATCTCTTAACCACGGGCGCTTATCTCTAAGATGGTCATTGTGTTCGGCACAAAATTGTTGAGCATCTTTTACATACTTTGTTGCACCAATAAATTTACAACCAAGAACTTTGCCTGTAGAGCTTATCTTACTGTTATTTTGCATTACGATATAAATTTTCATGTGTTCTCCTTGTTGTCAATCAACTGAAAATTTTTAGACAAAATTGATTCTTCAAATTCAATTTCATCATAAATAAAGCCCTCACCAAATACATATTTAGCTCCATCAATTTCTTCTAACCAAAATTTATTAAAATATCCAATAGGTTTAATCTCTCCATCAATTTCCATCGTGATTGTCTGCCATGCCGGACTATCAGTAATGTAATCAACAAATGCTTCTTCGCTCAAAACAGTATCGGAAATTGAACCGAACCCGGAAATAACATCTCCTAACGATGCAATTCTACCTTTAAATTTCTGCATCTGAACCTCTCTCCAATTTTTTATAGTATTGTTCGATTATATTAATTGCTGCGATTATTTCTTGGCGGCGAACACCATAAACAAGTAAAGTAATCTCTTTCGTCCATTCCCATTTACCATCTATGAATTCGCCGAAATTATTCCACAATATTTGTTTATCGTGATATAACTCTTTTGGTAGATCATAGCTTGTTAATTTATTAAATAATTCAGAATAGTCATCATAATTATTTGATTCGATATATTCTGCGCCTATGATGATCTCTGAATAGCTTGAAGAAACGCCGCATTTATGACAAAGTATTTTCCAACTCGTCATATCAAAGTCATGTTTATGTAGTTTTAACTCTATCATTTCGGCTCTTTATTATAATAGCTGTACCACCATTGAATTAATTCTTCGGCTGTTCTGGGCGTGTAGTTCATATACGGCAACATACAACCAACATTAATAATATGACCTTTATTGTCATAATCTTTTTCGCAGCTATCAATTAAATTCTTTACATATTCTTGCCGTTTCATTTCCTCTGCGGTACGATTATGAGTATGTCCGCAAAAATGCCACATCTTTTCATCTCCGCTATGAGTATAAAACAGGCAAGGATTATGTTGCATATAAATCTTATATTTACCGTCTTTGATGGTAACTGTGTCGCGAATATACAGAAATCTTCTTACTAAATCTGAGGATGGTTTCTTAATATCGTGATTGCCTTGAATTAGCACCTTTTGTCCATTAAGCAAATCTAAGATGCGAATCCATTCTTTCTCTAATCGCCAACAAAAATCGCCGATAATATAGACTGTATCTGTCGCCTTTACACGACTATTCCATCTTCTAACAATTTCTCGCTCCATATCGTCAGTATTAACGAACGGTCTATTATCAAATCTTAGAATATTGTCATGTCCAAAATGTGTATCAGAAATATAATAATTCATTTTATAATTGGTCGCCCCTTTTCGAAATCAAACATCATAGGTGTCCCATCCGTATTATATAATACTGTCACACCACCATAATTTCCCTTTTGAATTAGCAAATACATGATTCCCGTTTCAAGATCAGCATACACTTCGCAATTCTGATAATATACGCCGCTATCATCTCGCTCGATTTGATCTGAAACTACAACAAATCTATATCGAGGGTCACGAGGCTCAGTAGCATCAACAGTAGATTCTACAATAGTAGATTCAATAGCAGCAGATGAATCATCAACAGATTGTTTAGTACATGAAGCTAATACAAATATCGTAATTATCGTACAAAGACAAATTACAAATACTATCACCGATTTTATTTTATTATTCATCATTTTTCTCACTTTCAGATAAATCAGAATTAAAAGGAACATTGAAAGGCTCAAAATGTAACGGAGTGCCTTTAAGACCAGTTTTTGTCAATGTTATAACGGTATTTTTGCCCAACATATATCTTGTTTTAAGTTCTCTCAACAAAGAAAAATACACATCCTGCGGAACTTTGTCTAAAATAATATGTTTCACATCAAGTTGATTAACAGCAGTATCGCAAACTGAAATGATATTTTTGATAAATATATCATTATCATCTTTTGTACCATCAGAAGGCAGTACATTGACGAATGTAATTGGCAAATTTTTTAAATACTTTAAAGCACCCAAAACTTTAGCTTCATCATCTTTAGACTGCCCCTTATGCAATTCATAAGGGTCTATGCCGCTAATTTGATAAATACATTTACATAAGAATTGATGCTGATTGAGATCAATGCTAATATATAATGTTTTTAATCCGCTTTCTGCACTTTGAATTGCGGTATTAATAGCTTGCTGAGTAATGCCGGATTTCAATTCACCTTCGATTAAACCACTTTGTATCATTTTCTCACCTCAATACCAACTATCAAAGAATCTTACGCCTCTAAAATCAACAACAAAATTTTGTGACTCATGCCACGGACTATCACCTTGACTTGGCGCATAAAAGTATAAGATTCTATGTTCAACCGCCATGCCGCCGCCAAATACATAATCTAACGCAACATAACAATCTTCATCCGGGTTATTATTGTAACCGTTGTACTGATAATTAGAGATCACTTGGTCAATAGATGTATAGCCTTCATATGCCATTGTATCTCTCAAACATTGAGCGACTAAACACGCCGCACCATATCCGTTTCCACCAAGTTCACCCATGATTACTTTAGCAGCTTGTTCCCTATCATAATCACTCAATTCAATTACAGCAGGAACATAACTTGTATCTGGGTTATCAATATCAATTAAATGATGTGCGGCTAATAATCCCGTTATTTGATTAGGCTGTTGTTCAGTAGGCGACGGAGAATTATCATTATGATTATCAGTATCGGAAGAATCATCTGAAACTTGCGCCGGACTCTGTTCTTCTTCTACTGGTGGCTCTATAGGACTTGTAGGCGATGATTCTGTAGGCTTTGTTGTAGGCTTTATCGTGGGCGGCGGTGATGTCGGAATAACTGTTTCACCATTATCATCAATTAAAATAATACCCATAGTCATGGGTTCTGTAGTTTCTCTTACAACTTCATCTTGATCTGCTTTAGTCGCAAATATAAAAATAAAAGTACCGATTAAAACAACCGTGCAAAAGACTAAGAATCCAATAGAAAATGCTTTTGGAAATTCTCTTCTTTTTGGTTCATCTTTGAATCGGTGTTTCGGTTTCCCCATATTCGTTCACATCCTTAATACTTTTTGAATCCCTATGAATAATTCTGTCATTCTCTTTATATTGATTTGCAATATTTATTTTGGCAAAAGCAGTTAATTTCTTAATAACAGCTTCATCAGCTTCGTGTTGACTTTTGGCTGCTAAACGTTCTTTTTCGTTTATTTGATTAAGAGATTCAATTTCCCTATATTTATTTGATAACTCTTCATTAATATTTTTGATCTTACCCTTTAAATAGAAGATATATCCAGAAAGTGTTATGCAAATCATTACAAGTACAATCACTACTATTTTATAAGTCGTTAATTCCATGCTGCTTTAACTCCTTTGTCAATCTACACTCTTGAAGAACGGCTGCATACACCAATGCTCCGCGCACCTTACTATCTTTATTCAATTTCTTTATTAGGCGACGTTTCACCTTGTTCGAATTGAAGCTCATTGATATACTCCCCTAAACGCTTATGAATTTCTTTTAATGTTTTCAATGATATCTTTTGAATTTCACATAAGTCCGGCATCGTTACCAGATATGAACCAACTGGCAGAGATTTCTTAACATCATCATGTGCCCGATTTAGATCAGCTATACCTATTTCTCCATATTTAAAAGTCAAAAGATATAAATTATCATATCTTTGATAAACATGAAAATCCGGCATTAACAACACCTTCTTTTACAATGACGATTGAGATAATCTTTTAGCATAATATCATGAATATCATGTGAGATCAGAATATCGTCATATATTTCAAAATCAGTTCCATTTTGTTGATGATGAATGATATCCTTTTTGACATCACTTTCACTTATAACATGGAAATCACAAGTAACTCCTGTTTCTTTTAAAACTTTACTTATAACGCCATTAATCATTTGAGCTTCATCATCAGTAGAATAAACAAATAAATAGCTTTTATGATCGTGGCGCATAAGTATTGTTGTCCAAGCCTTATTTAATGTATGTAGCATGATATCTCCATTTATTATCTATAATATTTTATCGCTATAGCTTTAGGGTTAATTAACGAGAATCCAGTACAACAATAAATCGCAGATTTTTCAAATTGCCGATCTATTAATTTCTCATAATCAACATTTACGCCGCCACATTCAACCATCTCAATAGCATAGTTCCGATCTAATCCAACAATTTGACCTGCTAAAGAATCGAAAGATGGAATAACTCTAATATGATTCAAATATATTTGCCCATTTTCATACTTTAATAAATCGCCAAAATACTCTTTGAGTTTTGGCATAATCTTCATAGGACAAAGTAAAACATTTAAATCGAATCCACCATTATCATGTAACTGCAACGCTATAGAATGGATATCTTGCGCTCCAACTAAACCATAATTATCAAGCGGTGTTTCATTGATATGCAAAGATTGAATCAGCGAAAGTGCATCAAATAATTGTTGCTTCCGAATATATTGTCCTATTTGTTTAAGCATTACAGAAAATACACTAATGCGTTGAAATCTTAACGCTTTATAGCTTGCAGTTAAGCAACGCCCTCTCTTGTGAATTTCGCAAAGGTTGGTATTCGTTTTAACTTGAAATGCCGGAATAAAATCAATATTGTATTTTTCTTCTTGCGCAGAAATTGAACGATAATCTATGCCGTCAATATTTGTTGTAACTGCAACAATATCTTCTACAATCGGGTTCTCACTCATTCCCGCTTCAACACAACGTCTAACAAATTCGGGAAATAAAATTGCTGTTTTATCGTTATCAAAAAACTTATCAACAATGTCACTTTTGCCGCCTGAAACCTTGATGTCGAACCTTTTTAGTTGTCGCGAAAAAGCATCTAATCCCTCTAATGCCGTTCCCCTATAATTATCTGAAGGGTCAAGTGATTCAAGCACCTCTGTCAAAGTTTTGCCTGTTTTATACATTCCCATTTCAAGCGAAATTTCATCATAATTACGACATGAACCCGTATTATATCTGTTGTATAAATTAACCATTTACGCTATCCTCACAATTTCTTTAAAGATAATGTTATATTTTCTGAACAAGCTATATTCATTCCGGTGAAGATGCCCGCTCCACCATTCATCAAATTGCAGCCCCATATCGAGAAGTTTATCAAAATAATCAAGTAATTTATCATTGTCGTAATATCCGCACCATTTACAAATTTCTCTTGGTGGACAATGAGTAATTACAAAATCAACTTTGAAATTCACTTTTTTCAGATTTTCAATGCCACGTTTCATTTCAGCGGAATTAGGTAGTTCCTCTTTCCACCACGATATCTCATTCATACGAACATCTTTACCCTGCTCTTTTAATGATTTATAATCATCTAACATATCAGTTAGAAATTCGTAGTTCTTGCGCTGTAAGATACCATCTTTAATATCGTGGCTTTGTGCGCCGCCAAATGTAAATATTTTCTTACCGTCAATGTCAAAAACATATCCGCGCATTAAATGATAAACATTTCGCCTGATCTTATGAGCCATGCCACCATGAAATTTAACTCTTGGATAATCTTTCAATCGAGCATGATTTTCATGATTGCCATCCACAAAAAGAATAGTGAATCTTAATTGAGTAAATGAATCTAATATTTCTGTTTCGCTTTCTGACTCAAATAAATAACTCCATACGCCGGAAAAATCGCCGCATATAATCAAATAATCATCTCTGGTTAGATATTGTTGCTGCGGAAAATTATATAGAGATAATCGTTCAAACTCTCTATGTGTGTCACCTGTGATATAAATCATAATTTACCTATTAGCAAAAATAGGGAGCAAGCGAACTTTACTCCCTATCATAATCAATAATCAAATCCCTCTACAAATTCTTCTGACGCAGCTTTCTCATTTGCGCTCATGATCTCATTTGCGCGAACAATGCTGAGTGCAATCGTGTCGATAAGATCATCGCGCTCATTCTCAGCTTCAAGTTCAGCCTTTTTGCGTAATTCACGCTCCTTATTACGCTGCTCAACCTTTGCTTTCTTAGCTGCCTTAACTGCCGCTTTAGCTTCAGCTTTTGCCTCAATATTTCTTTTATAGATATCGAGGGCATAATCAATCAGCTTGTTATACATAGCGCTGCCCTTACCCTCAATGGGAGAAAAGCTGTCAAGCAAACGCTTTGTCAAGCAAATAGAAATACCTTGCTCTAAGGAGAACGTATCGCCCGGATGCAGGATTGCGTGTTCTTTAGTTCCATCCGCAAAGAAAACTACAACGGTCTGATTCTTGAACATCTTAACATCGGAGATTGCCGGAAGAATCGCACCAGATGATAAATAAAGAGGACTCAGAACATCATTACCAAATAGATATTCAATGGTTTCGTCATCTTCATCTTCGTGTAATCTCACCTCTAATTCGCCGTGACTGTCTGCGTAAATTAGTTGCTCTAAAAGACTTTCCTTCACACATTCAAGATCAATTCCATTAGAGGAATCAACCGTAGCGTTTTCGCAAGATTCACAGCATTTTTCGCAAGGATTAGTATCGGCAACATCAAGATTGTCGAGAAAACCATCGAGCCAACCAGAACATTCATTATTTGTCATTAAAATTACTCCTTTTCTTTCAGTAAAGTATTTAAAATTAAGGTATGGTACGGGCGACAGGATTTGAACCTGCGACCCCTTGCTCCCAAAGCAAGTGTTCTGCCAAACTGAACTACGCCCGTATATATAGACGGAATAGGGTTATCACCGTCTTATAGCCTCTGCCCTCTGGCTTTTGTCGGAGCTATGTAATCTAAGATTACTCTTATTCCAAGAGCCTTCCGCTATCTCTTGAAAAACAAATGCTTTTAAGCCGCATTAAAGATGCGAGTGGTGCGGATGACAGGACTCGAACCTGCACGCCGAAGCACCAGAACCTAAATCTGACGCGTATGCCAATTTCGCCACATCCGCAGATATAGCGGTGAGTTGAGAGTAATGTGGAACAAAAAGTGTAAACATCACCGCTATGACCTAATTCACACAAATTCAAAAACGGAAATTAGGTGTCGATTATATTAATAATAATGAAAGACCTTGATAACAAAATGCTCGGCATTAACCTTGCTGTAGATTTCAGCTACACTACGCCGAAACACTGTTAGTTGGTTTGCGTAGCCACACCACGATCAATCGTTTATCCACGCCTCGCAAAATCTAAATTTCAGCAAGGTCAATACTTCACACCGCGCCGCAAATTCGCTCTTCATAAGAGTTTCATCACAACGCTTGCAAATTGCATATTCTGTTAAAAATCCTCCGCTAATTGTGTTCCCCAATTTAACGTATTGGTAGGAGGTTTAACGCCATATAAACGTCTGATAGGTGTCAGCACCGAACCCGGATATATCATTTCACCGTGAACAGAGAGTTGCTTTCTTCTCGCTTATATGGACAACGCATAGAATCCATCAGCCGTGAGCGCAGATTCCGCGGAGAGTTCTAACGAGGACTTTGAACATCTATATACAGATGTGCCTATTGAGCCATTTTGCCCCGCTCACATTCGCAACATACGTCATTCAATTTAAGTTTTACCATGATTCAAGAACAAAAAAGTCTTTCGACTGGTATATGAGGAAATTATTATGCTCTAAATAAATCATGTAATGGCGACGAGCGGAGGACTTGAACCCCAAGCCTTTCACAGCTCAATCCGTTTTCAAGACGGTTGCAGCACGCCTGTCTGCTTCACTCGCCATAGTTGCCGATCTGTTCTCGGCGGTCAACCTGTAGCCATTACAGGATTTCACAGAAAGGAGAAAACATGACTCGAATAATAGATGTACATGGTGCGGGTGACAGGACTTGAACCTGCACGGATTAACCATCGGAGCTTAAATCCGATGTGTCTGCCAATTCCACCACACCCGCATAACTTTCAGTACAGTAATTCACATGACCATTATTTCTTTCGTTTGCCCCTTACAAGACTAATTATATCACTACAGAATATGTTTGTCAACTACTTTTTTGAAATTTATCAAAAAAGTTTTACATATTGAATAATATATTTGGTGCGTCAGGCGAGGTTCGAACTCGCGAAAACCCCTTGATTAAAAGTCAAGTGCTCTGCCAACTGAGCTACTGACGCATATATAGGGCGAAATTTCGCCCATTTTTATCCACCAATATAGATCAGATCATCAACGTATTTACGTCCTTCATCTTTAAACACAGGAATATCATTATCAATTACCCACGGATTTCTAACTGTATTTTCAGCAGGTGTTTCAACGGGTTTTCGAATACAGCAGCTACCTCGTCTAAACTGTTTCGGGTAATTGTTCCAGTCAATACCTTTTACATTAAGCAACATTCTAATAATATCGCTTGTACTCTTTTTGTGCAGCTCCTTATTGGAAAAATACGCACGACCAACCATTTGGACTGAATTTCTGATCGCATCTTGCTGTCGCCAATAGATATTATTAGTTACTTCATCTTTCGGAATATTGAACGCACGAGCATCGAACATAGCACCTCTATTAAGTGCTTTTTGATAATGTTCATACAGTTCCAATGACTTCTCTAAATAATCAGGCATTTTCGTTAAGCCGGATTCACGCCATTCCGATGATATTTCAAGCCACCAATTAGACATATTAAGCGCAAATGCTCGATTAAAAGCCATAGTCGCCATACTTGCCGCAACACTCGCACATTTCTGAACGTTATAATCGAACCACGGAGAAGTGTTAATATCCTTATAATCGGTCAAAATCAACGTGATCTCGTCCGACTGAGTATAGCCTAAAACACAACCTTGAATATTCTCGCAAAGATATAACATAGTAGCTTGCATACTCTTGGATAATATATGGTCAAAAGGGCGTTTAAAACCACGAGTAAAAGTATGAAACGCCTTGCCGTCACATCTCAGTATTACAGGAACTCTCGTAGTGAGATAATTGCGCGAAACATATTCATATTTTTTCATCCTCTTGTCATAATCACTATAGCTCATTGTTATTCTTCCATTTCGCAAAATTAATTTGAATCATATGAACACCATCTGAGAAAGAATGACGTACACTGTAATTCTCTGCTCTCAGCATTTCGGTAATTTCATCAGCAAGATATTCTGCTCTATATGCAGTTATTACCGTATTAAAGGTATAATTTTTATTAATGTAAAACTTAATCTCATATAAACCTTTATCCGCTGCCGTATTGATTTCTCTATTTATTAAATCAACCAACTGAGATAATTGTTTCGTCCTAAGAGCAGGTTGCATTTTATCAGCAATCTTAGCAGCTTTCTTTGCGTTAATTAAATTATTCATGATATCCCTCATAATATTCAGTATCGCAGAATTTGCATTTATACCCGGAAAGCGGCGCACCGCAATTCACACATTTTCTCTGATATAGAGTAACAGGCTTTGACGTAGCGACTGTAATCGCATTAACTAAATCAGTATAAAGTGAATTGATATAACTGGAATAGTTTGAAGAGGTATGTTTATCTATACATCGCCGCTTCATACGTTCCTCAACAGTTTCAAATCCAACATGAATATGTAAAGCCTCTTTAAGGAGCGGAAAATCTTTAATCGGCTTGTCATAATCATTTTGATTTATTACTTTCAAATTGATCTCAATGACTATCGTGTTTTTTAAATCGAATAAGGAATCAACATTATTCTTATTACAAATGTATTCAACGAGTTCTCGCAGCGTGATATTATCTTTATATTCGCCACGATCATTAATTACATTGATAGTATCTCGATAATGAACCGTTATCCGATTTCTATTAGCAACTTTGAAAATTTTCGACAAAATAAACATGAATATAAATCCACTAAATAAAATACGAACTTTATTGGCAAAAATACACTATATATAGTATGTCTTTAACTAAATAACCACAATATATAGTATGTCAATTTTGTTGGTGACGGGTGCGGGACTCGAACCCGCGTTACCGCCGTGAAAGGGCGATGTCTTAACCTCTTGACCAACCCGCCATATAAGTCTGCTGTTCCTCTAACTCCATTTAACATTGGCAAGACTGAACAAAAGCAATTATTAAGCCGCTAATGTACTGTTAGCATTTTTACGCCGCTCTGCTTTCGTGTGACTGCACAGACCACACTTATACGTCCAATGCACAGACTTAGTGGTGGCACGGGTGGGATTCGAACCCACAATCGCTGTATACTAACTCAGACCTCAACCAAACTTATCCACTGTACTCGTCAGCACAGCTTCACCTCTCGATATATAGTCCGAATCCACCGGAGAGCTGCCTTGACCGCTTGGCTACCGCGCCACATATGTCCTCGTCTTTCCGAGGTGTCATCCCCGTGTTTAGCTGCCATGCTCACGCGTGCAGGGAAGCGTGTATGGTTTTCTATGGCACTGGCTAACCAAAAACCAAATAGGCTGTTCCTCAAACTTCCACTTAGCTTCAGCCTTCGTTACGGTTCTCATGATTCATGCCTCACCGTAACATCAAATGACTTTTTCAAGATACTTAGTACCCGTCCTATATAACAAATAATTCTATGAAGCGAAGCACCTATTATTTATACAATCTTAATCTTACGTCCCGCGCAAGTTTATTAAGATTAAGCACAATCCAAAACTCTCTTCATGTTCAGATAATCCGCTCGTAGCGCATCTTTATCAAACTGTTCCTTTGTTTTAAAGAAAGGACATTTGCCGTGATTTTTACATAAATCCTCTGTCAAGATCATGCAACTATGATGCCCATCACCATACGCAAAACATTCAGAAAATTTCTTTGTGTCCATTATGTAATCTCCTTTTAAAATTATATATGGTGGAGATGGCGAGAATCGAACTCGCGTCCAAAATACATACTCATATCAATTCTTCTTACGCAATAGACTGTTTCTGCCGAACATCGTACAGTCAAACGATTGATTGCATTATAACTTAACATCACGGAGAAATGATATCGTTCCGCGATTCAAGAGGTTGTCGGAAACCTGTTGGGAATGTAAAGATTACTTTACAATCGTCCACCACTTATTTTTTATGGAAATAAGAAACCATGATTAGAACTTTAGATATAGATGCTTTTTATGCTCAATCAGTCCATCCGGCACGTTCACCGAGCAATAGAGTACATACCGAAATCCAGTTGCTTACGCCGCAACTCTCTTAGAGAGAAGCGCAGCAAAAGCAGGATGGAAAGTTACGATCTTATCTTCGTCGTTTATTTTTTGTTTGCACCTTTAGGCGGTTAGCTGTCCTGCGAAATTAATACTTTCAATACCCTGTCGAAGCCATTTCATCCCCATGTTATTGAAACTTATTATCGACATTTGCGATTATAAAGATCATGGCAAGCGCACATTTTACTAAAACTTGCCAATTTGACAATGTGCTTTAATTTAGCTATAAAGGTGAATAGATTTAGCTAAAAACTTAGCTAATGGCGACGAGGGTGAGATTCGAACTCACACGCCGGATGAACCGACTACTCAGAAAATAGCAATTTCCTACCTTTCCAATTAGGTTTACCTCGCCATATATTCTCACGACTTCCGCTAAAACTCTTATCTCAAATGTGTGCCTTTTGCGAGCCGCGAGAATTAAAAAAGGATAAAATAATTGTCTATTATGGTTTGGCTATTATTTCTTTGAATGTTGCAATCAATCTCAGATGTAGGTTGCCGCCCTGATCGTTTGTTACCAATTCCGTAGCCATCTCGGAAAGATAACAATCAAAGTTGCGAATCACAGCTTGACATATTGTTGTTGCGTAAAAATGTCACAAAAAACGCCGCTTTAGTTGAAACAGCACCCCATTCTTTTAAGAAGATAAGAATAAAACCCCGATTTCCTAAAGTCTATCAGCTAACCAAACTTTTCGGCTAAAGGCAGTTCGACCTTTTGGCTGGGTCACTCGGCATTGAACCGAGAGCGGTGGGGTCAAAGCCCACTATGTTTACCAGTTACACCACAACCCATTAATGATTTCATTTCTAATTGACGATTGGTGAAATCATAGATCAAACGACTACAGTAAGTTAATAAGCATTAGTAGCTCTGGCTGCGTTAATTATTTGCCTTTCGGCTTATCGAGCCACAGGACTTTCACCTGCGGGAGCAAGGGTTAAGATCAACCGCGCGAAATATCACTTAACAGCTTTATCGTTTAATTATTTTGCCTGTCCTTGCTATTTCATGTTTCAATGATTTTAAGAGATTTTCTTTTTGGGCGAGATATTGCAGGATTCGAACCTACACCTCCACCACCTCTGTGGGGGTGGTATGCTACCTTTTACACCATCACTCTAATCTCTGCCTCCCGTTAATTGAATTGTACGGATTCAAATTAACGGCTGTACACGAGGCTCACCTTACATGGCTTTATACTCACTACTCGATTTAAAAACTTTCAGTACGGTATTTAATGAAAGTTTTTTTTGTTCAAGGGGTTATCTCCCTCGAACAACTATATATTACCACACCTGATCTGCTTTGTCAAGTACTTTTTCAATATTTTTCAGAAAAGTTTTTAATAATCAGGTTCTGTTTCGAGAATCTTATCTTTATAAGCCGTTGGAATATGAGAATACAGCCACAGAGCATCCTCTGGAAATACGCCACCTTCAGTATCTTTAATATATACTTCTGCAAATAGATATCGAGAATCAGTATCATCTTCAACTACTTGCTTGATCTGCTCACATTCATCCCCGCCTAAATAAATATCATTAATCCAACGCTTATTGCCATCAATATCTCTCAGCACTTCTTCGCTTGTCATTAGATGCTCGTCCAAAAGTTTTGCGCCATATTTGCCGTATTCATCAGCCATATAGCTTTTTAAAGAATCACAGAGATTAACTTTAGCGCAAATAACAAAACTGGAACTACTGGAATTTGTCACATAATCAAGTCTGATCTTCATCCTCAACCATCCAATCCAGTAATATTCTTATACTCATTCAGCATATCGCGCAGCTCCGGCGAATATTGAGCCATTAACTCGTAAAGCTGCACACCTTGTAATTCTTTGACTTTCTTATCCATTTCTGCCTTTAATTCTGCGACCTTTTTGGCTTTTTCTGTGCGCTTATTATATTCATCCATTATAACAGGACACACAATTTCGCGAGAACCATCAAGATTGTTCATAGTTGGTAATGTTTCAATCTTAGTGATCTGCGCCACAGCAAATCCATGATGCGCAGTTTTAACGACGACATAATCTCCCTCTTTATAACAAAATCCGTCGAAATACGCACGATATTTAACCGTGTTATTCCGGTTATCCGGGAAACGAACTTCTGCAACAATATATTCGCCTTTAAAATCATTGACATTCATGCCTAATACATCCTCCTTATACATATCTGGTGACTCAACAACGTCAAAATCATCTTCTGTTAAATAAAAATATCCGTGTTTTGCGCTTTCATTATACAAACCTACAACTTCTAAAGCGTAATTATTGCTATATATTTCTCTCACATAAGCAATAGAACCCTTTAATTTATGGAAATATGATTTACCATAATATTTATTTAGATAAGAATGAATCTTAACTTTTGTATTAATAGGTAATTTATTATTATTCATGATTCACCATCCTTATCGTAAACCTTCTTCTCAATCATAATACTCATTAAGGCTTTATACGCACCGCGCCCGTGCGGAACGATCTTGCCTTTATGCCAAATCCATTGATACCATTTAATCCTGCCGCATTTAAACTCATATTCAGTATCACCGTCTAACCACATGAAATGTGGGCATGGAATTTCATTGAGAAAAGCAGGGCAATATAATATTTTTACAGATGGATTGCGAATTTTCGCCTTTATTGCTTCAAACAAACAGTTGCTATAGAACATTTTACTATTTCACTTTCAACTACAAATAACAATTAATGATGATTAAACATAGCGACAGTAAAATTACTATTAGGTAGAATATAATGCTCGATTTCGCTGCCACATAAGTCATCATCACTAAATGAAACGAGATATATTAAATCCTTACCGTCAACTTTTTTCTGAACATATGCAATCTTATCTTTGACAAGTCGATCAACCTCTTTCTTGCCTTCTTCAGATCGTCGAAATTCACAAGCCGCCGCGTATAAATGATCTATATGATCTCTGCGATGCTCACGCTCGAAATTTTGCTCAACTATAAAAGTAGCTATCCAATAAAATTCCTTCTCTACGATTTCCGGTAGTTTTTCAACGTCAATCGGCTCAACAAGACTATCTAAAATCATAGAAATAATTTGAGGAACATGACTATAATAATCTTTCGGATTATCATAATATATATTATCGTTCACAGCTTTTGTCACAATGCTACTAATATCACCTTTGATATCTTCGGTTTTATTAAAAGCCAAAATAAAACTGCTGCTACTGGAATTGGTAACAAAATCCGATCTAACTTTCATGTGTATACCTCTCCTTCAGTACACGCTCCGCATCTTCCTTATCGTGAAATATTCTACGGTATTGTTCATATTTATTATCAAGGATATATTCTTCATAATAGCGGACGATTTGAGATAGAGAATTAAACTTATATTCTTTGATATAATATCTTCTATCACATTTACCATCGCAATCACAATAAGATTCGCAGTCCATAATATCAGTATCTACAAAATTATCATAATAACCTTTTTGAGTGCATTGTTGCTGAATCTGATAATATGGGTCGCCTATTTTACATGGCAATTTCAAGCATAAATTCTTATCCAAAAAATGTCCGCATTTACTGGCACATTTTTCTTGATTTTCAATTATTATCGGAGAATAATCGCAAATATTATAGTGAATACAATCAGCGCATTTTTTCATATATTCTCCTTAACCTCCGTGAATTACGAGATCGTCATCCTCGTTTGTCTTATAAGTCGTGATAAACGCCGCCCACGGATAATATTCATCACCATATTTAACAACGGAACTAACGTAATAATCGCCTATCGGTGCGGAAAAATCAGCTTTTGTTTTCTCAAAGATTATTCCTATGATAAAATCAACATATCCTTCAACACCGCCAAAATTCTCCGTGAGATCAGCTAATAATTCACCTAAAGAATAGAAATCATAATTATATCGTTCGACAATACGATTGAGCCATGATTTATCGTTAAGAAGAGTTTCTTTTAGCTGATCTGTCGTAAGCGTTTTCTTGCGTGCGATAACAAATGAACTGATTGAACTATTCATTACAAAGGCTGTTCTATAATCCATAGCATTACTCCGAAAAAATATAATCATGAAATTCTTTATAAGATTTGAATCTTTCTCTCCATGTAGACGCGATATAAGGAAGGCTCAGATCGAACTTCTTACAGACATAGGTAATGTATTCAAAAGGATAAAATCTGTCCCTCTTGGAATTATAACTTTTAATTTCTGCAAGAACTTCATCGTCAGATATGCCATATTCCTTTTTGAGAAACTGTGCCATATCATCTTCAGAATATTCGATAAATTGACAAATCGGGCATCTTGATTCCGGCACATTGTAATAGTCCTCATAATCATCAAAAAAATTATAATCTTCGTCAGTAGATTTACCATCTGGCAATAAATGTTCACAACACATTTCATGATCGTTTACACATCTACACATATCAAAATCGCATAGACTCGCATCATATCCGCTTTCAACTCCACCACAAATATCACAAATAAAGCTGCTGCTACTACTATTAGTGACAAAATCTGTACGAATTTTCATTATCTCACCTCTTAATAATTATAATAAAATTTCGGTTCAATCTTGCCGCATTTATCATAACGATAAAGAACGCCATCAATGCGATCATCACCCATAGCTTCATCACGCCTAACCCAAATGTGCATTTCGTCATCTCCGGGTGTGTAATCTACAAGATAATAAACAGCGTCACCCACATCCCAATTACAACATTTCTCATATAGTTCTTCTCTGGTGACATCCTTAAAGTGGTCGAGAATATATTGAGCCTTTTCTTCGCCAATTTCGCTTCTAAGAACAACGAAGCTACTACTGCTGCTATTGGTTACAAAATCCGATCTTACTTTCATTTAAACAAATTAATACCTCCATTTATTTGCAAAATTTCAAAACAGTCTTAAAAACGGCTTGAATAAGCCATTATTTATTTGCAGTTATTTGCAATTATCCCATGTGATTACAATACAGAGAAGATTTTTGGGATAACTGTTTTACAACAAAGTCCGGCATATAACCGCTCTCGCCCCAAATTACATAACGCCCGAATCTTTCGCAAATAGCTTTGCCAACATCAAATCCAACGGATTCTGAATCTTTAAATTCTTTATGCAACTCATACCAGTCAAAAATAGCATCTGCAATTCTTTCACTATAAAAATCAGTTTCGTCTTGCGTAACGTCAATGATTCTAAAAGGAACATACCAACGCCAAGCTGTTTCGGCATATTCCGGTCTTTTCTCTACGACTTTCTTACGCATATAATGCAAATATTCCGCGTAATTTTTGCATTTTTTGAGCCATTCAACGCCCATATAGCAATCTACATCCCATTTTTCAACGCCATATTTGTCCTTGATATCTTTAGTGATCTCGTCATACTTTTCAAATCCAAGTACAGGGATAATAATTTTTTTAAGATCATAATTGGCGCGAATTTGCTCAACCTTGTTAGCGTAATCACGATAAATCTCTTTAATTAAGTCAAATATGTCCTCTTTGGTGTATTCTCTGCCGCTGATTGCGTTATTGCTAATAACGAAAGAGGAACTACTTGAATTAGTTACAAAGTCCATGCGAATTTTCATGTTAAACCTCCGTTAATCACAATCATATTCGATGATCGCAGCTTGTGGTACATCAATACATTCTAAGAATTTACCCATATTGAAGTTATCCAAAATTGTAAATAGATCAATCGTGTCATCATTGATCGTTACCCACCATTTATCTTCAAGGGAACTATATGCAAAATCTGAATATTCATCCGCATATTTTTTTGATTCCTCAATATGATTCTTAATTTTTTTGATCTGCCTGTTTGATAATAATGATCTATCAAGTACAAAACTTGACGACGAAGAATTAGTTACAAAATCTGTACGGATTTTCATTAATAACCACCTATATTTTAAACTTATCGGCTAATATCTTACTATCAACCGCTATATCATACAAACGATCGGCACCTTTGAGCGATAAACGTTGCATATAATTTGCGTAATCCACGGCAATTCTACCTTCACTCATTAACAAATGATGAATATGCTTGATTTCTCGCTCAGTCAATGAAATACTATATAGCTTTTCTGGCATTTTCCGCTTTATTCTCTCCTTTATATAGAATTAAAGATAATAGTTATAATAACTATCCTTTATTCCCCAATTTTTAACAAACGCAACTCTCCTTCTAATATGGGCGATCAGTTCGCGGAAATCTCTCATAAATGCCTCATACTCTGCCTTTTCGCTACCGCCAACATACCAATCTTCCTGCTCGTATTCTTCCCACTCGTCCCTGCTATTCTTCCACTCAATAAACTTTTCTCTTTCGATTTTATCATCATAATCAACATACTTGTTATAATATACCGAATCAATATCCATCCTGTTATCCATGATTATCTCCTTTCTATAAGTATAATATTTTATAAATTCTTATTAAATCATTATACTGCAAAGCCCAGAAATAGCGCTCTGAACCTTTTCAATACGGCTATTAAGCTGATTAAGAGTTTCAGTAATATCGCAATCACGAGTAGAATAAAAATACCCATGACAATTTGAGCAAATAGCAACGCCATCTGTACGAGCTTGATTCACGATCTTACGGACAGCTACATCGGAAACTCCAAATTCGTTGCCGATCTTGCGCCCGGTAATCGCTTTACTTCTCTCAGTAGCATTTCTTTTGATATAATCAATAACAAGTGTGTTAATATCCATAATAATCTCCTATAATTATTATTCGACTAAATAAATTTGGTCAAGACAAGCATCTTTTAATTCGAGAACTGCATACCATAATTCAACTGGTATTTTATGTTCCTTACGCAAATTTCGCGCAATATTATAAACTTTATTTAACGGCGAAATATCATCATTGTGTAATATTTTTTCATTATCCATATACTTTACACCAATACTTTCTCTGCGTTATTACAAAGTACGATTTCGCGACAAATCGGGCAACCACCTGCGCAGCACGATCTCTTAGGACAGCCCGGACACGAATTGCGAAGTGATTCTCTGAATTTGTTAAACACATCACTATTCCACGCTTCTTCAATAGTATGATCTCGCAAACTAACATACCATTTAGAATCCTGATTGCCAAAACTGCATGGCATAGCGTTCATTTGAGCATCAATATACATGGAATATCTGCCGCCCTCGCAGAAGTCAATACTGTCAAGATTGATTTTTGACGTATTATTAACAATTCCTGCACAAGAACATGAATCAAAACCGATCTTGAAATCAAAGTCGCCATTATCAACTAATTCAAAGAATTCTTTGACTTTAGGATTATCGGCACGCAATACCTTTTCGGGCTTTCCAAGTCCGATGGGTTTATACAGCAAGAATACAACAGCGTTAATACCCTTATCAAAGCCGTTATTGCGCAAACGATCAATAGCATCGTCGATAGATTCCGCACTTAGGACATAATGAATATTAGTCTTTACACCTGCATCTAAAAGCATTTTAATGGCGGCGCGAGTATAGTCAGCGTTATGCTCAGATACAGCTACAGCGCCACAATACTTCTTGCACAACTCAGCTTTTTCGGGAGTAAACGTAATGCCTGAAGTGGTAAAGTTCGGTACAACGCCGTATTCTCTTGAAATTCTCAGAATATCCTCAAATTTTTCGTGAGTATCAGGGTCGCCCGCGCCGCCAAGAGCGCAATTATGACTAATAATACCATTTGTCGTTACAAATAAATGATCGTGAGAATCTATGTTTATGTCTACAACATTGACATCTCCGATTTCTTCTATACTCACAATAGAACAAGGTTTTCTTTCTCTTAAATCTTTTTCATCGTGATAAGAATTAATAGTTTCAAAGAAATATTGAGCATCTTTATGATCTGCAATAACTTCTTTTATCTTTTCAATTTCAATTAAATTATTTATTACTATTCTATATCTTTTTTTGCGATGAATAATTCTTGGCTCATTTGAAGAAAACACAGCATCTTCGGCTTCTCTTGTTTGAATAGAATAATCGACATTAAGGCTACTTAATAAAATACCCAAATCTTTATAAAGTTTCTCGCTTGATGTATTAAAGTAAATACTCCCATAATTCCCATCATCGGAAACAGCTCTCATATTACCATCGCAAAAATATCCTCTAAGAAATGCTCTTTGCATATCCTCTGAAACATTATACACAATACTGGGAATTTGTTTTTCGTTTCCTATTCTACAACCAAGTAACTTATCAAACACTTTTTCAAATAATATACTTGATTTTAATTCAATAATAAATGTATTATTTTTATCATAAGTATTGTATGGAATAGATGGAAAACACTTAACAAGCGCATTTTCTATTTTTTCAATCATCTTTGTTTGATACTTGCTAATTACAATACTTCTATGGCTACCGTTTCCAACGTAATGTCCTAACAGTAACATTAAATCTTCATCAATATTCCAAATTGGTTTTATTCTATATTGCGAGCGACCTACATTTATTGTAGCATTTCTGTAATCAATCTTATCTAAATATCCTGCTATTTTGCTAATAGGAACAGATTTACCATTTGGCACAGAAAAGAGTTTGGAAAATTCATCACAATAAGATAAATAGAAATAATCAGCATATTTGCTATTAGCAATAATCTTTACAATATCAATTTCATTTTCATTACTATGATAAATTCCATTTGCCCTTAATAGTATATCTCCAACACTTAACTCATTGACAGTTTTCAAACCATCAGCCGTAGGAAATCTATGTTCTCCGGTCGCTACTATTTCTTTTCCATATGTAAGCCTTATTTTATATGCTTTATCTCTTTTCTTATTAATTTCGTAAACCTTATGTGTCGAACCATCTGGGCAATATAATTCATCACCCAAATCAATATCCTTAATAAAAACAGATTCCAAGAATCCTATGCTATTTTTTCTTAAAACTATTTCGTTTTCAGACAAGCATTGAAACAGTTTGCCTTTACCCTGTTCCATAATAGAACGATAATCATCAACAGACATATTATTTCCTGTGCGGCAGATCGCTTTCTGATAGCAATCAATATTACACTTGTTGGCACATACGCATCTTTCCATGATACCGATATCAATGAGCTGCGGAAAACAACGCATAAAAGGGTCTACGCCTGTGTCGTGACCGTCCGCATCTAACACGCCTGTTCTCATATAAAAGCCTGTTTCGGGCGAGAAAGTTTCTCTAAAGTGATTGTCCTTATCATAGAATAAATAAATCTTGCTCATGGCTACCTCCGTTTAGTCAAAGAATGATACCGTGATCTCGGAATTTGGATAGAATTTATATGGTAAAGCATCACTCTCAATAGATTGCCGCATCATTGTAAAATATTCTTTTGCGACAGCTTCATTATCACATTTTCCCGTCCTAATATAATTATTTACATCAGAATAATCTGTTTCACTAAACTCGTCATAGAATGATCGGATAAAGAAATAATCAGGTAGCTCCATATATCTACCAATGCTCATAACTTCATCGTCGGTGAGATTGATAATCGGCGCAAGATATCCGCAATTAGAATAATTAGAATCATGGAATTTATCTGTATATCTTTCGGATAAATTACAGGTATTAACAACTAATCCATTAAAAGAATTAGCGATCATACGAAGTACCAACATCCGTGTGATTTCTTTCATTCCGGGCGAAATGCAATTAATATTGTAATCATTCCCGAAATCTATATATTCATCCGTTGACGGAATGTACATTTCATGATAGCAATTCTTTAGCTGTTTAATAGAATCAGTAATATCAGCTTCAATGTAATTAATGTTTAAATAATTACAAATCTGAACAGCGTTATATTTATTTCCATCCTTACCATATGGCATGATAACACCGATGATTTTATCAGTTCCAACAGCTTCAGCACAAAGCGCAGCCGTAATAGCAGAATCCATATTACCGGAAATTCCAATGACTAAACTGCAACTATCGCTATTCGGATAAGGGATTTCTTTATAAGTTTTGCGAATCCAACTAATGAGATCATCTTTAGTCTGTCTGTTAATAATTTCCATTATGCTTTTCTCCTTTTATGAGGTTGCTGAAATAATTCCGGTAAAGCCCTTGCATGATATGTTTGATTATTAAGTCCTTTTAATGAATTGATTAGATTATCAATGGATTCAATAGTCATTTTGCTTTCGCTAATTCTATGACAAGCCTCTTGATAATTCTTATACTGGCGGCGCTGTCTAAGTAAATTTTGCAATATCTTAAAGCATAACCACCCTTGATATGCGTTAAAATTGTCGCCAAACTCTATGTAATGCTCTACGTCGTTAATTTTCTTATCGACATAACTGAGAAGTTGTGGAACTTTTTCGATATCTTCGCCCAAAGATGCCATATCCATGATTAGAGCATTGATTGATTCAAACTTATCAATCATTTCATCAATAGGAGCTTTTTCAATCTCCATATCACGAATTTCTAACTGTAACTGATATGCACTGTCAATATGTTGCGAAGATTCAGAATCGTTTTGTCTAACAAGCGGAGCTATGTTTTCTGTTTCCGTAATCAATGTAACATTATATTTGCTACGGATTGTTTTAGAAATAGAACTTTTTAGAACATTATTCGCTTTCTCAATAGTCGCAAATCGTGTCGCCTGTTTTTCGCTTCTGATCGGCACATATTTATGCGACAATCTATCTTGCGTAATATATGATTCCTCTCCGTCAAACAAAACAAAAGCTGCCACAACTTTCACTCCTTTGCTATAATCTTTCAGTGCGGTAATTAAATCATAAGTTATAGGTTGCCGAAGCAACCTACAACAATTATTCTTTCTTCATCAGCGGTAACAACCGCCTCTTTAAAAAGCTAATATCCTTTGCGGAATCACCATATTCTCGCGCTGCGTTCATTAACTTTTCAACAGCATCCGTATCTCTTTTAGATACAATCATCTTATTAGTTTCCTCTACCCCATATTTGCTTGTGATAAAGTCATATAGTCCTAAGACATAAATATTATATCCGCTGAGATTAGTATCATATTTCTGATTGACATAGAATTTAATGATTCCAGTAATACGATCTCTCGCTAACGTAGGAGTTTTATCATCAACCGTATCACGCCCGGATTTCTTAACGAGAATTTTGAAATAACTTCCGCGCCAACTTTCAAGGTAATGAACACGCCAACCATCAATCTCCGTCATGTTATGGAACTTTACAAGCAAGCTGTAACATCTTTGAGATAATTTAATGGTTTTGCCGCTTATATAAACTTCCATTCTCCGATGATCTAAATCTTTTTCTTGAAAGTCTAAGATTTCTTGCGCAGTTTCAAATCCATTATAGAATAATAAAAGGACTAATTCTACATAATCTGATTTAGGGTCATCAACATCTCTATGCACATCACGAATGATTTCATCTAATCTTTCTCGTGTTAGGACAGGCTTATTCCGCATAAGATATTCTCTTAATTGCGTGCCTTTTAATTTTGGATTAGAGAAAGGATTCTTGATGATCTCAATATTATCAATATAGTATTCAAAAATCTGACGATATAAAGTGATAATTTGATTCAATGATTTCATCGCAAAGAAATCATTTTTCTTTCCTTCATTAAATCTATCAAATAAAACAATGATTTCATCGACAGACATATCAAAAATGGATTTCCCGATCTCCATTTCATATCCATAAACGATAGTTTCCTTCAAAAGTCCCCTATTGCCGGAATCTGGGTATTCTGCCCCGTAAGTTTCCATAAAGAACTTATCAAAAACATCTTTTGTGTCCATAGCTGCCATACATTACACCTCAATTACAGATTTACACACATTATAACAATAGCACTTGAATTTGTCAATGATGAATTTTCAGTACAGTTTTACACATAAGCGAAAACCGCAAACTGAATTGACAAGGCAACTTTAATCTGCGTTAATGTTTTACTATCACCTATCACACCGATTCTGCGATCTAAACTATCCACTTTAATCGTAGTAGTCTGTTCTGCCATCATCGTGCTTGGCGAACGCAGTCCATAACGCTTGTAATCCCACAGCTCAACATGAATAGGCAATCTACGCTTATTCATTTTAGAAGTCAATGGAATAACATTTAAAGTTGTGCTGAATGTGTTGTTCTTATCATTCGATAAGACAAATACTGGTCTGTAGCCTCCTTGAATACTTCCTTCGCCCTTTAATCGGCACATCCAGATTTCTCCAAAATGAGGCTTTGAATCCACATTGATCTGTTTCATCATAAATCTCGCACCTACCTTTTTGGAATATGTAATCGGCTGAGATTTATAACACTTGGTATAACATATTAAATTGCGAAAAGGTTAAATTTCACATCCAATTCTCAGCCCATCCTGTTTCCGGTGAGCATTTTTGATTTCTGTAAATAAAGTATAGCAGATAATAATTCATTTGTCAACAACTTTCTTAGAAGTTTTCAGAAAGTTATTTAATTTGTTTATCAAAGTCGAGTGGGCAGCGAGATTTGGCAATCTTTTTCGCCGCCCCATCGACTAACTTGTACAGATAATAATAATCTCTGATCTTTTTCGATGTAATATAATAAACATTACCATTGTTCAATGTGCGTGTTACCCACACAATTTCCGATGATGGAATACCTTTAACTTTAGCACTTTTCATTTCTGGGATTTCTCGACTTCTCTCATAATAGCATTGATAGCGTCAATGTGTGCGCTTGCATCCGTAATATCCGCGTTCGCAGCTCCGGTCAAATAAGCGTTCTTAATAATGTTGCGCAGATCGTTGATATCAATATTAACTATTGGAGAATTTTCCGTGCCTTCAAAGGTTTCACCATCGACCACATAACGCTTGTGGAACTCCCCATAATCGGCGTAATACCTATCTTCGTCTTTTTTCTGCAATCCGATATATCGGCGTGTGATCTGCTCAGAGCTATGATTGAGCATAGAAGAAATAATAGACATCCGTTTAGTATCTCCACCGTGCGTAGCTTCCAGAACTGAGCCGCAAAACTTACGGCAACTATGAGTACCAATGTTATACTCAATACCGAGATTCTTCATAGCATTTTTCAGACAATTATAAAAAGCATTATAAGTCATCGGTCTGCCACGATAATTTCCGGTATGCTGCCACACAATTTCCTGTTCATAATTATCGGTCGCAGGGTCATATCCGATCTTTTCAAGATACATCAAAACTGTTTCTTTAATAGTATCATTGATATAAGGAGCGGCGAATTTACCCGTCTTTTGCTCGGCAAATCTCACGATATTCTCTCTGAATTTTCCGGTATTAGGATTAAAGATATCTTTCCAATGCAAACTCATAACATCGCCGATTCTCCGCGCAGTATTAGTCTGCAAAGTAAAGATAAGATAATGCAACCACCGCTCGTGATCTAACAGATAGTCAGAAATCCTATGTGCATCCTCAATAGTAAATTCAAAGGTTTCCGAGGAAACACCTTTTTTCTTATTACAATGAGTGCGTTTAACCGTTCCGTCCTTTTTCAACTTAGGCTTATTATCGCTCGGAGCTGCGGGCAAATTTCCGTCAACAATGAAAACCTGTCCGGGTAAAAGCGGCGAAGTTACGCAAAAAGAATTAGATTTCATGGTTTTCCTCCTTATAGATTTATTATGATACTATTATAGCATAGCAATTAGTTAATGTCAAGAAATTTTTCAGAACAGTTTCTAATTGCAAGAAAATATTATTCGATATACTTATCAAGAATAACTCTTATCATTCCGTTCTTGGATTCCCTGCATACATGGCATATTTCGGTGTATCTGGTCATAATTGTAAGATCAATATCATCATATGAGATATATTCCGCACATGATTTAACGCAAACGATAAATGCCCTATCAGCTTTAATCCGATTAGTGCGAGGATTGATATCAGTTAAAGACATAGCTTCTTTTTCCGCGTCGCAAATATCCTCAAAATATTTCTTGCAAATCATATTCCCGTTCTGATCTACAATTTTATATTTGACTTCATCTTGCGTATATGATTTCATGCTATCACTCCTTATTCAGCTCGACATCTAACAGCTTTTTCACACGCTCGATTTCTTTAGCATCATGCGGAGTTCCACCAGTATTCATTTCAAGATACCATTGTAAAACTTCCGCTTTAGTTTTTAGATCATTAACGTTGAATATGAAATCCACATCAAATGGCAGCTTATCCTCATATTCACTATAATAGTGACCAAATGCAGGTATTTCATCGTGAAGGAACGCAAGCGCAGCGGTAATCCTTTGTAAGCCATCAACGCACACAAATTCGTTATCGCTATCAGGAACATATTTATAATGCCAATTAGGACAATTAAAGTAAATTATCCTTGCAGATTTTCCACCACGCAAAATAAATTCAACATAAGCGATCTGCTGCTCCCGTGTCCATACATGACCTCTTTGGAAATCTGGATTTAGTTGTAAATTCAATTCATCAATATCATCTTTGATTGTCTTTTCTAAATATCTCCACGGAATATTTACATTGTAGTGTCCGACACGAGTAAATTTAGGTATTTTAGAAAATTTCATTTTTATCACCTCCTGCAACGAAATACAGTTTGAACTTCTTTTAATTTGAGGGTAATACCTAATTCATCAAAAACTTTATCCACAAACTTTTGCAGATAATCCTCATAGTTATAATTGTTTTTATCGTAAGGAATCTCACTTGCAATTTTATCTATAGCAGAGTATTTGTCGGGAATAACATAACCCTCAAAATAAAACATTCTCCCGTTGATCGCCAACGCATAGAGTTTTGAAGAGTTTAAATCATAAAGTTCCGGCATAATATTATCCTCCTTGAAAACAATAAATAATTAGTTGCTAATTTACATATTCTTGTAAAAATTTATTTTTGAAAAAATCCTCTATTGCCTGTCCAATAATACAAGCTAATTGTAATTCTTCGATGTACTTTTGAGTTGTTGGAATATCGTCATTCAAAGTATGAGGGTCGATAACAATCCTTTTGAAATAAAATGGTTCATCATCATAACATTCAGGAAATAAATGTGTGTCGCTTATTGGAAACAAATTTTCCGTATTTATTCCAATAGAATAAATACTATTATTATCATGTAAAGTAAACCAAATAGTAACCCTACCATCTAACATCGTAAAACGGAAAAATATTGTTCCATCATCAGACTTGTTTTTATAATCTAACTTAACTGTATATAATGTTCCTTTTAAAAAATCATTTATCGCCCGATCTAACGTATAAACATCATCTGCCATTGTAATTCTCCTATGAAATATACTTTTACTGGTACAAATATCTTTACCTCGTATTATATCATTCCATTTGGAATAATGCAATATAAGATTAACTGATAGCATCCGGGTTAATATTATTCCATCGCTTATTTTTCCAATATTTCCATTGAATACAGCCGCTAAACACACGAACTTCAATATCCTCCACGTTATCCATAGATAAGATCATTTCGCGACATTTCATTCGCTGATTTTCCGTCATATTAAACGCACGGTTTAGCTCGTGATCTATTTGATAAATCGACCATTCAAAATCAGACATCTCTGACTCAATGCGCATTTCTTCCTCGTGCTGCTCGACCACTTTTTCCGCATCATTATAATTGTCATAAACGTCTTGATAATTAAGGGTGATATTTGTGGGATGATATTCATCACGGTACATTTTCTTAACCAGTCGAAATCCTACATGATTCTGATAATCAACCTCAATATGCGAATAGTCGATTGTGCTTACCGGCACAAAATATCCGACATCAATCACCTTCTGAATATCTTGTGGATTATATGAAGCAAAACCGGAAAATTTTCTAAAAGTTTCCCACATTTCTGCCGGAATTTCCTTATAACTTTGGTCGTAAAGTTTTGTGTCGTATGACCAACCTTTAGGAAGTTTCTGGTATCTTTCGTCCGGCACAAACTCATTATATGGGATTCCGTTAATCAACCTACTTTCAAATACATCAAATAATTCAAGTACAATTTGATGCGGATATCGGTCGGCGATCTTTCCCCACATAATTTTCTTTTTCATTCCATGCTGCTTAATATAAAACACAATAGCTCCAACAGGAAGTTCCTTATTGTGTTCGATTCGCTCGAAAATTGCTTTAGTTTCTTCCTCGGCTGTCATCCCCGTTACTTGTCTATGAATCCAATCGGGATTATAAGGCGTGTTAATCATTTTTATGCTCCTTCAAATACTTTTTCATATTCATCCTACTTTTAAATGCCGAAATCGAAAGAGGAATATAAATGCGTTTTCCATAAATCCATCCCATGCCATCTTTTGTGAGAGGATGTACAATCAATCGCAACCCTTTGAAATAGCTTTTACATACATTTTCACATTCAAGGTCAAGTGCAAGTCCTTTATTCTTGAAGTAAATTCTTTTCTTGCCAAGCTGCCAATCGTATTTTCCACCACGGCGTTTATATCTCTCATTAAATTCGATAGCCTGTTCGGTCATTTTGATATAGGTATCAATTTCTTTTCTCTTTGATTCGTCATTCTCGATTTCCTCTTTAGTGTAATACTTAAATCCGGTTTTGTAATTTCCACAAGTTGGACAACATAGAGCATCATCATACCATTCGTTATCATATGAAAAAATAACCGTTCCACACTCTTTACAACGCAAAATGCACAAAAGAGAAATTTCATCTGAGTAAATACACTCAAAATCACAATGTAATTTTTCCTTTGTCTTTTGTGCTAATACAGAAAGTGTACAAAGAAATCTTCCCTCTTTATCAGTAATATTTTCATTATCATCAATAAAGAATCCTGCTTCGGGATGATTGATAATACGATTTCTTATTTGATATTTATTTACCATATTTTCCTCCGATCAATACAATGTGTTTACCAGAACCATAATGGTTCTCCACCAAAACCACAAGAGCAATTTTCTTTGCTTAATTTATCATAATATTTTAACATAAATCTTCTTGCACCCTTTTGAGTTAAGAAATAATGATTTTCCAATTCGTCCCCTGTTTCATTATCATACACTGAAAAATTGTAAATAATAATATGCGGTACAGGTAGCAATCTAAATTTCATGTAATCATCCTTTTATTTTTCCTTAATACACGGTACAGAGCGTATACTTGTTTCCGTCCATAAAATACATTGATTTAGCGCGACGCGGGAACTCGAATTGATTTCCCTTGCACAGATTTTCCAGAAAAATCGCATTGAGCAAGATTTCCACCTGTCTAAAATCCAATTCCTGCTTATTGTAAAACAATACTGTGCGAACGATCACATCACCGTTATAGGTGTCCTTGCGCGAGAAATTCGCCAACAGGTTTATTGTCGTGGCATCCCCGTTGCCGCCGCTTTCGTGCAAAATATCCCATATCTTATTATAGCAATCAGTCAGATATTCGTCTGTCAGCGTTTTTCCGCTGAACATCTGCTGAAGTAGCTTTTTGATACTAACATAATAAACGTTCATAATTACCGCTCCTATTATTTTCAGCCCGTTATTTAGACCGATTTTTTTTAGCTTCTGATCGTAGATATTTTAAACGATCTTTCTTCGGAACATTGAAAAATTCCGAGGTTTTCTGTTGTGCATCGAACTTTCCGAGGTCGCCCGGTGTCCTCAAATTATCAACAATAGAGATGATTCCCCACAGAGCGACCGCACAAACAATAAATGCAAGTAACACTATTTATTTCTCCTTTTCTATAATACTTTTATCATCTACCACAGGAATGATATCTACATTATATAAAGATTTAGCACCAATCCAAACTCTTATTTCTGCACCTTTTAACATATCATTTTTTGTTTCATTAATAATCCATTTTGCTGCTTCTTTACATTGATTTCCTACAATGATCGCATTATCAAAATTTACTGAATCAATCATGCAATAGCCTTGTTCAATTAATGAAATTTGTGTTATGAGTGCCTCTTTTTGTTCCGTGTTTTTATTTTGAATAGTATTTTGATTAAACACAGAAATATTTGTATTATTTGAAATTAATGTTAATTTGAATCCACACGCTGAAGCTCAACTTTTCCGTATAAACTATCAACCAATTCACACTCAACCCACAACTCAGGAGAATCTGAACTTGTATATGCCGCAAGATATCCAGTCCACGGTGTCCAGATGACTTCCAACGGGCGCATTTGGTAAAAGTAATGTACATTAGGGTCAATATTATTCTCTGTCAGAAATTCTTGGAATGTCATAAAATATCCTCCTAAAATCTTGCAAGTTGAAATGCAAATCTTGCAAATTTGACTGTTATTTCCTGCATTTTCATGTAATTTTGCAAGTTAATTCCGTCAATCTTGCATATTTTTCACGTTAAAATGCGCTTTTTATTT